TGAGCACCTACATCTCCTTGTAAACCTTGAGTACCTACGTCGCCTTGATTACCTTGACCACCTTGAGCACCTACATCTCCTTGTAAACCTTGAGTACCTACATCGCCTTGATTACCTTGACCACCTTGAGCACCTACATCTCCTTGTAAACCTTGAGTACCTACCTCTCCTTGGCTACCTTGTCCGCCTTGAGCACCTACATCGCCTTGTAAACCTTGAGTACCTACATCGCCTTGATTACCTTGACCACCTTGAGCACCTATATCGCCTTGTAAACCTTGAGTACCTACATCGCCTTGAGCACCTACATCTCCTTGACCACCTTGAGCACCGCGAATACTTTTCGTAAAGGTTTGTACTCTTGTAAAAGTTGTTTCACCTCCTACGCCATCTACAACAACTATTGTAAAAGTTATGCTTCCTGTATTTGCGCTAAGATCTGTAATACCGTCTAAAGTGTAAGAATCTACATCTGTAGTAGGAGTGCTATCTTCTGTGACATTAGTAGAAGATACATCAGTAACTCTGAAAGACGGAGTTTGATACTCTTCACTGTCGTCATACGGTATATAAGAATTTCCTATAATTGCTTTTATAGTAGTACTTGTATTAGTAAAGTCTAAAGTATCATTTTCAAGTACTGGTACACTACAGTTTTCATTACTAAGTACTATATTTACACCATCTACTACTCCATCCGCTATACCTTCTACACCAGGGTATTCAGTTAAAGGATGATATGATGAGTATAACCTAGAAACCTTATTTCCATTTGCGGTGTCAATTTGAGTAACTACGTGTCTTATCCAGTAGTATCTTGTTTCTGTATCCGTAGAAAGTATCTTATCTAAGAATATATTACCGGAAGTAGTACCTATCTTTTCGGCATTAGAAAAATTATTGTCTGTAGATCTCCAAATTTCCGTATCAAAAGCAGCTTCGTTAAAAGCAGAAGAGTTAGTCCAAGTGAGTTCTATGCCGCCTTTTCTTGAGGTTAAATTTTGTGCTAAATCTGAAGGAGAAAGTACTCTTACAATCGGACTTGCTTGTGGAGCTTGGTACATTGGAGCTATATCAGAATTTAGTCGCTCTAGTATATAGGCATCGTCGTTATGTTCTACGGCTACTATTTGTACAAGGTTTTTTGAGTCTACTCTTAGTGTTTGTATTCTAAATAACTTTTTATCCCAGTTAAATCTAGGGTAAGTTATGGCGATTATCTCTCCTGATAAAAGTAAGTATGACTTAGGAGATAAAGTTAAAGATATAGTTAACCCCGCTCTTGATTCGTCAAGAAGCTGTTTAATATTTAAACGAGCATTATAGTAATTAGAGATACCTCCTGCTTTAAAGTTGCCTTGACGTTTTATTCCTTTATCTTCCTCTAAGTAAACCGAATTAAAAAAGGATAAACTTCTAGTGTTAAAAGAATTGGAAGGGTCTACAATAGAAGCTGTAATAGCATTATAAGTCTTATTTATACCCTTATCGTCTAGCTTTATATCACCAATAATATCGTCTTCGGTAATAACCTCAATAGAAGCATCAAAATTTTCTATAGCTTTAGCTTTTGTTTTTACTTTTAAGTAATATTTTCCTTGCTGATACCGTAAAATACCATTAAACTGGCTTAATAGGTTATTTACGTTCTCAAAAACAGACGTAGAAGTATCAATAACAATATTTGTCTGGTGTCTAGTAACATACCTTTGATCTTGACTATCCCATCCTAGGTATTTCCAGTAAAGAACAGAGTCAGAGTCATATAGAGAATAACCAGTAGCAATAGTGGCTTCATTATTATCTAAAGTAGTAATTTGTTTGACTATAGGATTTTGGTCTCCCAGATTCATAACATCCGTACTAGTATTAACTGTTATACTACTAGAAGACCCTGTTAGGGTTAGCGTTCCGAAAGCACCTGTGGGTTTAGATATAGTTCCTTTAGAAGTTACAACTGCAGCTGTTAGGGTGCTGTTTTCATAGTGATAAACTAAGTCGTTTACTTCATACTCTTTCCAGTCAAACCATTTTTTACCTAATTTTCCTATAACATCTGTAAATACTACTTGTTTGTATTCAGTGCCTTTGTACGTTTTTAACTCTACAGACTCTACGGTTCCTTTAAACATTAACTGGCCTGTAGCAGGGTATCTATATTCTTCACCTACTTGTACAGTAGAAAATCTGCCGCACAAAATTGTTACATCAGAACGTTGTTCACAAGCTAGTGCTGATTCGTAAAAGCTAGGTAAATCGATTAGATCTAAAGATAAACCTTTACCGTACCGCTTACTAGTTAGATAATCTAATAATTGTAAGGCAGGGTTTATGGTAACTCTGTAATCTCCAAAATTATTTGTAGAAACTATAGACGTAGGGTGTCCGTAACTATAAGAATAGCCGGTAAGATCTAAACTGCCTTCTAGTATTAAAATATTATTAGTATCTATGAAAGTCTGTAAGCTTGAGTCTTTAGGTGAAAGAATAGACCTAGTATGTGTAGCACTTCCTTCTTTTACAAATTTTGCGTTTAAACTAGTTATTACAGAAAGTGAAGGAGTATCTAAAGGGTCTCTTGTGTAGGCACTTACATTATTAAAATGTAAACCTACAGAGTCTATAACTACATTTTGAGTATCAGAGTATACGCTTACAAGAGAGCTTGAACTTTCTAAAGCATAAACAGGGTTAGGGAAAAATTGATCTATGTTTGAGTTCTTTTGCACTACTCTTGCGTTAAACGTAGTGGTATTAATAGAATAAAGAGTTACTCTAAATGTTGTAGATATTGCACCTTCTGTGAGAGAAAATTGTAAAGAAAAAGCCTGCTCATCTGTATCTTTTAATGATTTTATTAGGTTTTTATCAAAAGTAGATAAACTTGATAAGTCAATATCATAATATGCGGATACCAAAGAATTAGGGATTCTTTTTAGTTCTGGATCATAAGAGAATACTTTTTTAGTAGATACTCTTGTTAAGGTAATATTTGATAAGCTTCCTAAGTCAAGTTTAGCTCCAACATCGTAGGTTTCAGTTGTAGATGCAAGGGTGCCTGAAAAAGATTCAGATACCATAACCCAAGAGGCGCCAGCAGCAGTCATAGTTATGCTTTTAGCTTCTCCTGCGTCTATTATATCTTGAACAGATTGAGTATCACATTTTACTTTAAATCGTATATCTAAACTGCCGTCAGCACTATACAACGTAAACTTATCTACAATTTCAGCTGAGGAAGTTTGTCCTGTATTTAAAGCTATGTCTACTGTTTGTCCTAAATAAAAATTATCTGCTTCTACAGGATCGGTAGTACCTCTATAAGTCCCATCATAGTTTTGGCAGTTTACATATTTTCCTTTTACTATATAAGAGTACTCTCCCGCTTTTCCACTTTCTGAAGTAATAGTATCTTTTGCTACCACATACGCAGTATCAAGCAACCTGTGGTTAGGTGTCCAATATTCAGTAGGATCTTTATCATAGTAGTCGTTTTGTACTAAAAAGTTGCCTTGGGATGCATTTGTAACTAAAGTAGGATCTGCTCCTTGGTTATCTAAACCTGCGTAAAAAGTAAAGTGTAAGTCATTATTAGAAGTCCAAGAAAATGTTTTACCATGAGTAATACCAGTATTGCTTATAAGCCTATGGGTGAAAGAATCACTCAACTGATAAGATGCTTGGTATAACCTATTTAAAGTTGGAGTTTGTATTCTTTCATAATTTTCATCTCCAGCTAAAAAATCTTGTACTTCTATAGCAGAGGATTGATCTAGAGTATAAAAGTTTTTCCCTCCTAGTACATCGCCTTTGTCCATTCGTCCTATACAAGCAATTCCTGTATCAGAATCATTTCCTGTATAACGACTGTCAAAGTCGGATTTATTAGAGCATATTAAACCTTTATTATTGTCAGTATATACATCATATATTCCACCAATCGGGCCTTCACATAAAACATTGGCTGTATACAGTTCTGTTTTACCTTCTGCAATATTATCTGACGAGTTGCTATCACGAGTAATAATTACATCAGCAAATACAGGTACTGCATCTATTTTCTGAACTCCATAGACGACAGGAATAAACTTAGAGTCTAGATTAAAACTAATATCTAGTTCTCGCTCTACCTCATAAGTTTCTGTAGATGTTTTTACACCTCCGAAAAGCCCTGCTATACCTCCGCGTTTTCTAATTTTAGGTCGTGTAGCAGTATCAGTGTATTGAGCACTAACATTCAAAGCTGTGTCAGCGTGTTCAAAGCCTTTGTCATCTTTATACTCAGGAGATATTAAAGAGCCTTCTGAAGAAAAACCAGACGCGTCTAAGGCTCTGTGGAACTCATCTGAAGTTAGACGTCCTTGGACACCAACAAAATCTGCCCAGTGGCTGGTAAGGTTCCATGAGATTGAAGACTCTCCAGATGCTTTATCTGATATAGAGGATTTACTGATAATTCCCTTAAAGAAAAATATAGGATCTGTATGATACCACTCTCCTGTAGTAGGATTTGAATATATCTTATAAATATCTACGGAACGGTTTACATAGTTAGAGTAGCTGAGAGAGGATGTATTTGGTATAAGTCCTGATATTTCAGGGTTTGCGTATTCTATATCAAAAACAGTATTTAAAACTGGAGGGAAACCTACATCATCTAAAGCTGTATACTCTACTTCAGTGCCTGAACTTTTTAATTTATCAATACGTATGTTGTGTATGTTAGAGGTAGATCTAGAAGAGAGTACGACAGTATCTCCAGGATAAAACCCGGATTTGAATAAGTCAATAGAAGTAGTAAAAGTACCTGTAGAGCCTTTTGCTGTTGAGGTATTATTTGTTAAAGTAGATACTGCGTAAGCACCTAACTTAGAAGCGGCAAGAACTAAGTTTGAGCTACTAGCTTTTGCTTGAGTAGCTTCTTCAATCCCCCCTATCTTTAATATGGACCCAGGTCTATACGTCTGCCCGTCCCACTCTATGTCATAAGGTGCGTCAGTTAGGTAAACAAAATCTAAAACAGAGTCTGACTCTTTTTTGTTCGAAGGTTTTTCAAATTTTACTAGGTGAAAAGTATTAAAAGGATTATTAGCTATAAGTGCGTCTTTTAAACTTTGTGGAAGATTTCTGATTGCCATGTAAGTACTCTATTAACTCTAGGCGGAAGGCCTTTACATTTATAATTTTCTAAATTATAACAAGACCTACCTTAGTTGTCAAGTAATTTTTTTCCGACGTTATACTAAACACTCTTTTAGTTTGAGAGATAGGCTATATAAACCATTAGTATTAATAGAATAAGATATACTATCAGAATCTGTAATTACTTGTATTTTTGGATAAGCAAAAACCGCATCCGCTGAAGTATTTCCTAATACTTTTTTCTGTAAAGAAGGAGAGATAGTAATACTTGTAGAGGTAGGTATAGTAGTTACCTGATACGCTTTTACATGAGTATCATCCCCTGGATCTGCAATATAAAACATATCACCAACCTCTACTCCAGTAGTGTTTGCAATAGTTAAAGTTGATGACCCCGCTTCAGCGGTAGATGTTATCTCTTTATCTAAGACGGAGGGTTTATAATGTTGAGGTAAGCCTACTAGAAAAGGCTCTAGGTTTGCTTGGTGTTTAAGTAAAAACCCATATACTGTATTAAATTGAGCTTTAGTAAGTGGATTGTATTTTATAGATACATCCCACTCATGAAAGCTGTTTATTTGTCTAAAAGAGATACCTGATCTCGATTTGGTAGTAAGTACAGGTTGTACGGATTCTACAGTTATACTGGCAAAACCAGGACCATATGATCCTAGTGCTGCTTCTCCTTTTTCGTTTATAGAACTTAGAGGATCCGGTAATGTGTTTTGAATAGTCATATTATATTTCCATAGTGCTTACGCTTTCTAAAAACGTCTCGCCATTTGCATTTGCTGCTTCTCGAATCATACCAATAATATTTCCTCTCTGATTAATCAATACTTCTTCTACACCTTGTGCATCTATTGCTGAGATATTAATATTTGCATTAATTGGAGTTCCTTGAGAAACTTCGTCAGCAGGTACAATACGTCCAGGTTTTTCTGGTACAAACATTTCCGGACCTTGCTCTCCTACCATAAACCCTGTAGTTTCACCACCTGATGCACGATACTTCATACCTGTAAATGCAGGAGTAAAGCTTTCGGCTCCTCCAATTCCTTGTTGACCTCGGAAGTATCCTAGTTCTCCTGCAGCTGATTTAGAACTTGCCATATCTACAGAAGTACCTCTGCTGCCTGCTGAAACAGAAGAAACAGAAGACCCTGCGTCAGAAGCACCTCCTCCGTTGTAAGTCATTCCAGAGATAAGAGAAATTTGAGCAGCACCCATTGCGCCTACTAAGCCTGCTAATATAAAGTTATAAGGAGGTGGAGCAGCTGATAGTGCTTGGGCTATACCTGTGGCAGTACCTATTACAGCTTGAGCAAGTTTCATCTTCTTATCTTGCTCAAAAGCTTTACGTTTCATCTGCTCTTTTTTAGCTTCTAATGCCTTAAGTTTTTGTACACTTTCTGCAGACTTTCCATCTAAGGCTTTCTCTCTTTCTATTTGATTGTCGATTCCTTCGATCGCATTTTGAGAAGCAGCTCTCATAGCTCCCGCAAGAGCTCCTAGAGATTGACCTACAACATTTAAAGCAGCGGCTACCACTTGAGCTTTTTCTGATAAATCTAGACTTTCCCAAGCATCTCCAATAGATTCAAAACTACTTCCAGTTCTTTCATTGAAAGAACTTAAAACGCTGGCTGATACTTCTCCAAATAATTGAACGCTATCTATAATAGAAAACATTCCTTCTTGAACACCTGCAATTAACTCTCCTTGAGGACCGAGAGCGCGAAGCTCGTCTCCGAAAGGTTGTAACATATTGCCTATTGCTTGAACTTTATCTCTTGTAGTAGCTTCATCAATATTAAATAGACCACCCTCTCCAGTAGCTGCTTGAAGTCTCTCAAAGAAAGACCCCGTTGCGGTTTTTCCAAATTCTATAGCTTTTTCTGCTGAATCTGCCAAAACATCTGCATTTACTCTCTTCTGATGCTCTCCTTGGGCAGTTATAGAAGCCATTGCAGTAGCTCTGTTTGCTATTGCTGCTGCTTGAGCTTGAGATACATTTGATACAGCCCCGCCTAACCCCGCTGCTAGTTTAGTATCTCCATCTGCTTCAGCTTTTTTCTGTAAAACTACTAGCTGTGCTCTTAAAAGCGCATACTGAGCATCAATTAAGTCATACTCCATTTTTGCTTTTGATTTTAACACTGAAGTCTGTTGTTCAATAAAAGCTTCTTCCAGTTTTACTTTTGATTGTGCTAACAAGAACTCTTGTTTAGGGTCTATAGCTCTTGAATCTTTATAAGGATTTTCTGCGTTACTTTGTTTTAAAGCAATCTTATACCCTTCTAAAGCTCTACTATTTATTTCTTTACGTAAGCTTAGGCTTTTTTCTTGCATAGCAACAAAAGCCTGCTCGCCTTGTTGAATAGTTTCTAATATGGTTAATTCTTGCTTTCGTAGCTCTACTGCTGTTTCTAAAGGATCTAATTGATCTTCTTTTAGTTTTTTAATCTTATTTTCGTTGGCTTTAATTCTATTCTGTAAATTTATATATTCAGTAGTATTTTTTTGATTTTCTTTATAAGAAGCCAAAGTTAGTTTGTCTACATCTACTTGTGCTTGAAGAGACTTTTGCTCTGCTTTTAAAATAGTGTCTTTAAGTCCTAGCTGAGCTTTTAAGCTAACAATAGAGATACTTCCTTTAGCCTTCTCATAAGACAAGGCTTCTTTTGAAACACTAAGTTGAGAAGAAGACGTAGCTAATATTTTTTCTGATGCTGTTATAACAGCTATACTTTCTTGAGCTGTACTTTCTAAAACGTCGTTCCCTTCTTTTAGTACTTTTACGTTATCTTTTCGTAGCTGTGCTATCTCTCCTTCACCACTGCGTATAACTTGTAAAGCTTCCTGCATTTGTGCATTTTCTTCTTCTGAGACAAAAAACTGACTGCTTATGTCAGAGTAAGTTCTTCTGGCTTCTGCAATTTGTTTCTCTTTTTCTGCTATACGTACATCGTTTTTAGCTAACTTATCTCTTTGCTCTGCTACTCCTAGTAAAGCAGCTTGCTGTTCTGAAAGACTCTCTACAAATACTCTTGTAGATTCTGCGGCGTTAACTTCTAAATTATTTAGTGCTTTAGATATTTCACCAAGGCCTGTTGCTAAGGCTGTAATTTCGGTTTTTGGCTTCAAAGAGTTAAAGTATTCTTGTACTGACTTAGTAGAACTTTCTGCAGTCTCTTTAAAGTTTTTTACAGAAAAAGCTGCTTTTTCTTGTTGAGATATAAAACCTTCTAAAATTGTTACTCTTTCAGAAGATAAAGTAGCGTCTTCTAGTTGAGCCTTTATTTGAGAATTAAAAGCACTAGTTAAAACTTTACTGCCTTTTATAAGAGACATAATTGCAGACTCTTGGGCCTCTAAAGTATTTTCTACGTCTCCTCCGGCTTGCCCTAACTTTTGATATTTTGCATCAAATTGATCTAGTATGTTAAACATAGCTTCATATCTTGCAGTAGTAGTAAGTATCTTATTACTATTTCCATCTAGTGCAAGGTCTACTTCTTTTAAATTTTCAGCTAACTCTTTAGAAGCTTCGGTAACCCCTAATAAAGCTTCTTCAAATCTCTTTGTATCATCTGATTTGAAAAAATTGAAGACAGCTTTTACGCCTTCATATAAAAGGGAAAATACTGTTACAACCAACATAATAGGTCCAAACAGTTTTGCAATAGCTGCTGATGCTAAAGTTGCCGCGGTACCTAATGCTGAGATAGATAAGCGAGCTACTGTTGTAACCCTTGTAAAGCCTTTTAAGTTTACTGACGCTAAAGCTATTGATTTACCATAATTTCTCATTGAGACTAAGGTAAATCTTAAAGCGGCTGACCATCTGCCTTCTGCGATAGCTGCTATTCCCTTGGCCTTAGCTGTGTCCGCAATAAGAACATTTTGTTGTATTTGCAACATTCTTACTTCAAGTTCTAGTTGAATTCTTTCTTTTTTTATTCTCGTAAAGTCTTTTTCTTCTATTTTACCTCTTTTTAATTGCCCTATATAGCTCATAGTAGACATACGTAGTCCATTTACAGCAGCTTCGTATTCTTCTGTAGTAGCTCTACCATCTTTAAGAGACTCTACTAAGGCGGGCACTTTCTTGCCTATAGTTCCAAAAGTTTTTATGTTTTGAATTTGACTAAGTTGTAATTGCTTTTGTGCCATAGCATTTTCTCTGACTTTAGCCGTCATCTCTGTCAAGCTGCCTAGAACAGTTTTTGCAATAGTAGCTCCAAATAAACCCAGAACGCCTATAAGTGCCATAGGAGAATCTGCTAAAAAAGATACTACGGGCTTAAATATTGTGTTTATGACATTTAAGCCTGCTTTAGATAAATCTGCAAAAGTTGCGGCCAATCTATTAAAAGGATTAGATTCTACCTCTTCACCTATAGCACCAAATTTTTGTTGGGCTTCTTCTAGCACGGCGTTTGCGAATGCTTGTCTTTTTTCAAAGTTTGTGAGTTCAGAGGCAGATTTACCCATGCTACGGGCGTAGTCTTGAGTAGCTGTATCTAGGCGAACAAAAATACCTAATTCATCCAATAATTCTGGCTCTAGTTTTGTTATACCTCGAGTTAAACGTTGTATAGAATCTTGCATATCTCTACCAAGTGCGGTAGACGCATTTCTAGCAGCTACTCCAAGCTCTTCTACTTTCGAGGGATCTAGTCCCGCACTAGTAATTGCTATTGTGGAACGCATAGCTTCTTCAAAACTTAAAGCTGCTCCTGTAGCATCGATTAAACCTTTAGACAAAGTTGTCATAGCAAGACCAGAAGCTCTTCCTAAGGCGCTAAGTCCTTGCTCTAACTGTTCTACCTGGGCTGCTCTTTGTAAAACGCCAAAAGCCGCAGTAACGGCAAATACGTTAGCGGCTAAAGTTGCATAAGCAGGGACTAACCCGCCATCAATACCTTGAGCTTGTTTAGAAAAAGCTTTTGTAGAGTTAGATGTTATCTGTGCAGAACCTTTTTCTGTTCTTTGGTACTGATTTTTTGACTTGTTCAGTTTTTGGGTTGAGTTCTGTAAATTTTCGGTTTCTTTTCCGAGTTTTTTAGCATCTGCGGCAGTCTTTTTTATACTGCCGTCCTCGTTAAGTTTATACTTTACGTTAATGTCATTTTGAGCCACTACGATTTTCTCTTTAGCTTATCATATTGCTTCTTCAGTTGTTCTGAAGACTTTTTGATAGCTCTTGAGTCTAACCATGAAAGTATTTCGAGGAAAAACTCTTTATCTTCTACTCCATATACTTCGAGTATATGGGTTAAATTTGTATAATCTTTTCCGATATACCCTATTTCTGGATATACTCGATCTCCAAGAAGATTAAAAGTGTTAATAGCCAACTGAACTATTTCAGGAAAGTCATTCCAGTCCGGAGGCATTTCTAGCGGACTGGGGTCTTTTCCTAACTGCTCGCACAAGTTTAAATACTTATCGGCAGTCATACCTGTGTCTAGATTTTTATAGAGTCTCTCCAGACGCTCCATCGCTTGCTGCTTTTGTTCCTGTACGAAAGTTATCAAGGTCAAAAACTACCTCGTTTAGCCAGGTGTCAAATTCAGTTGAAGAAGATACTAACACTTCTGCATTATCTGCACTGTATTCTACTTCTTTTGTAAGGTCTTGACCATCAGTATCAATTAAAATAAGAGTCTCTAAGTGCTCTATGGTTAAGCCTTTCCAATTACGGACAGTAGCTTTAGTAAACTCTGTTACAAACTTTTCTTCGTCTAAAGACTCCACTACTCCTCGGGTTTTTCTATCAAACTTTTGAACAGTGCAACGCTTACGCACGCTATTTAACTCTTTACGAGATAAGTTTGCTACCTCTACTTGAAACCCTGAAAGTCCTGGGAAATCTACCCAAACTGCTTTTGAGTCTACTACTAATTTTTTAAGATCCATTTTTTATCCTATGTTGTTGTGTAAGTAATAATGTTACTTAGTGTCGTATTGTCTGTCATTCTCCAATCGTAATTTTGTGTAAAAACACTTCCAGTATTTATACGATTTGTGTAAGAACAACTACCCATGTTAAAGTCGAAGCCGTAAAAGGTTCCGCCAATCTCTTGACCAATCTTTATACGTAGACTTGAACTCTGGCTATACGTCTGAGTATCTGTTACGGTTTCGGGATTTATATACCGACTAAATGACCCCGCTAGTATTCTATTAGTAACTACGAAATCTGAGGGATACATAGTAGTATTATCAACTACTTGCTGTAAAGTTTTATACGGTATCCACTCTATATCATTTTGAAACTCTAAAACACAGGTTAAAGTGTGTTCTGACATATTTTCACTACCAAGTACTATAGAGTTATCTTGTGTTAATAAATATGTTTCTCCAATAGACCCGTTAGCGGTTCCTGGAATAGTGTAAGAAGAGTTTCCTATTCTTGTTAATTTTGAAGCTTCTCCAGATATGCTAAATAATAGATTCTTTCCTTTTTGTACTGAGAAAGAACCGTTAGAAATAACGCAGTATTCTAACTTGAAAGTATCTTGTAAAGTCTGTACATATAAATCAAAAGTGGAGTAATCTAACAAAGCATTAAACAAAACTTTTTGTTTAGCCTCTTTAAACATAGGTACTTCCAAGCTAAAGTTAGCAGGGTTTGCTGTGTTTATAACAGAACCTTCAAAAATATCAGAAGTATGTAGGTTTTTTACTTCATAGCTTTGCTCTGTAAAAGTCTGGCTAAAAGAAACATTATTGATACTTATAGGAAAACGAGTTGATCCTTGTACTAAGTAAACCTTTGCTTCTTTAAGAAAACTATAAACTGCCATTTTATCCCTTATACTCCTTAGAAGTTCTAAAGTAACTCCTACCTTTTATAGATATAGTATAGTTTAGGAGAGGATGAAAGTCAAGGGTTATTTTTGATAGGTAATAAAAAAGCGGGGGATGCCCGCTTTTTATATTAAGGTTTTGTCTTAAGGACGATATGTTAAACTTACTTCATCAGCTGCATCAATAGTAGAAGGTAAAGCATTAAAGCTTGTTTCTAGTGAGATTACATCTTCGATTGAGTGAGTTGGAATATCAATGTGACAAGTAGGCATAGAAACTTCTAAGCCAGTGTCTGATAATGTACCACCCCCGATTTTGAAAGTAAGAGCAAAAGAGTTTGTTACAACATTTGTAATACCCTTTAAGTCTTCCCATAAGTCAGCAGAGTTGTTATCAATAGTAGTATCTTTAGATAGGTAACAAGTAAACGATCCAGAGATAGAACGAGAACCTGTAACGTGACCAATTGGAACGTTTACTAAGCCTAATTCTTCTGGAGTAATGAATGTAATATTATTAGAAATACTAATATTACCACCAGTAAGAGTTAGATTATAAGACGACTCAAGTTCGTTTGTACCATCAGAATCAGGATCTACCAAGGTTGGCTCTACTGATAGAGTAGTTAAACGGTTACGGATAAAGTTACCTGTATCTGTGATTGCTTCTGAAATTCTTGAAGTAAACGCTTCTGAGCCACTAGCAGCATTTGTACAAACATAAAGCTTGTTAGCGTCATTAGTATCAATCCACACGTCTCCAACCGCAAGACCATCACCGTTTACAGGAGCATTATCCTGGAAGAAAGCATTATCTGTAGTTAAATCAATGATTTCTGACGAGTTACCTGACCAGTTAATAGTAGCAATACCATCAATATCAAAATCTATAGAAGCTTCACCAACAACAGCAGAGTCTAATTTATAAACTTTCTGGTTAGCGTTTCCTAAAACAAAGTAAATGTTAAAGGTACCTAAAGTAGATTTGTTAGATTGTGCAAAAGAAACAGACATATTAGAAGACCCAGGAGTCAATACTGCTTCTGCGCCTCGAGTAAATGCACTATTAGCATAAGTATCTGCGCCTGCCATAGCTGCCCATAAAACTTCTTCTACTGCGTGCACTTCTGCTGCTGTATCTGCTGCTTCTGATCCTGAGCCTGCTGATGTAAATGGACGAACGTAAGTAGAAAAAGACCACTCAGCAGGAGCCAAGGAGTCATTAAACATACGACGACCACGACGTGAAACTCCGCCAGAAGATTCCATTTCGTTTAGTGTAATTTCACTTGAGTTAGTAGCTTGTGAAAAGCTAAAACCATCTAAAACCGGTAATTCCCAAACTGCACCATTGAATTCAAGGTACATTTTAGTATCGCGGCTAAAAAATAATTGTTGAGCCATAGTTTTTCTCCTATGTATTATCTTGAAAAGACTAGGACGTGAACTTTTGTTCTTGCCTGTCGTTTCTAGTAGCGAACCTCTATAAGCATTTCTCCCACTCCTAAAGGTTCAAGTACACCCTCGTCAGTATCAATACTAACGATTGTGATTTGTTGCGTGTAGTAAGTACGATTTTGTCTATCAGTGTAAGCTAATTTTGAATTTTGCTCTAAAACTGTTTCTACGTCTTCCATTAACGCGTTTAGGGCTTCTTGGGCGTTCTCCTCTTGTACGTAACAACGAACAGTAACACTCAAAAACCTATCTTTGTAACCACCTGCCTGATATTCGCGGGTTTCTGACCCCGCATTAAGATGTAAGGCAGGGAATTCTTGTATTTCATCCCAAAATTTTAAACGAGGTTCTACGTTTTCATTAACATCAACCAAATACTCTCCAGAGCCGTTAATTTTCTTTAACTTCTCTACAAGAGCTTCTATAATATTTAGTCTCCTAGATGTGTAGACTCTTTCTGCTGACATTATAATCTCCTAGTGTAGAATCTTCCGATAGCTAGTTCTGCTGCTACCTCTCTTATGCTTTTATCTATTAATCTACGAGGATCTCTATCTGCAGATCCTTGTGCGTATCCAGGTTCGAATGTTTGATAAGGATTCTTTTGATACGTATAACCAAAAGACATATACCCTTGACGAGTCTGGTTTACATCTAAAACTTGAACACTTCCTGCGAATCTACCTGTGCGGTATCTTAATCGGGGAAGTTGCATATTTTTAGCAATAGTCTCAGGTAATCTAGCATTAATTTGCTGTACTAAGGCTAACATTTCTGCGTTTCTTGAAGGTTTTACTCTTCTGGTAGAAGAGGTTTTAACACCACTTCCTTTAACTTTTGTATTTTTAGTATTTTTAACGTTACTATTTACTTTTATAGACGAAGGAGTTTTATTAGATTTCTTATCTGTTAAATCCTCGAAAGAAGTTGTAACTCCAGGTATATTCTCAAAAGACTTTTTTAAGTCTGTTAGTACCTTTTTTCTTTTTCTTGTTTTTAAACTGTCAGAACCTTTTAAGTCTGCAAGGTTTTCTTGTTCTAAAAAATTTTTTATTCTTTTGGTTAGTTTCTTTGAGAAGTTGGAAGCCCCTGCTCCTCTACTTCTATTTATATAAGCCGATTCTACTTTTAAAACAATAGTATCAGCATCGTCTATCTTCTGTATAGAAAACTTAAACCCTTCATCTGAAAGTTCTTTTTGCACTTGTTTTAGTAGTTTATCAGAATCTTCGTTTAATTCTTGAGAAAGGTTTTCTGCTATAGAAGAAGTAGCTTCAAAAAGAAAACGCTCAAAAACGCCTGCTTTATCTTCGTGTCCAGAGTCAAAAAATCCTAAAATACTTCTTTTCTCTGAGCCATCGTTATTTCTTACGGCTCCATATTCTGTTCTTTTTAGATATTCTTGTAATGCCTTAAACATCTCATTCAATGTATCTTTATAAGCAAGTCTAACTTTTGTATAGTTAGTAACAGGTATAGCTTTTTCAGCATAAAATCCTGGGATTTCTACTTCTGTATCTTCGTCAAATACCATAGTAAGTTTTCCACCGGGGCGAGGTATTTTTGCTCCTCCACCTATCTGCTCTAGCTTTTGTATTAAAAGATCGCCATACTCATTTGTTATCTTTTTTATTTCTGCTTTTAGCTCTACATTTAAAACAGTCTTATTAGGGTTCTTAGCTTCTAACTGCTTTATTGTTTCATTAAATAAAGATCTCTTGTTAAAAACAAAAGTTTGAGGTGTTCTATTTAACTTACCTCTATACGAACTAAAGTTCTGCAACTCTTTATCTAGTTTTTCTATAAAAGCTACAAGACTTGGACTGCTCATTAGTAATTCTTGTAAAGGTCTAACACACGCTTAATGTGATCAGGAAACGCAACATTATTACGCTGAGAAGTACTTGCCTGATTTTGTATAGACGCTGCGCCTAAATTACGACGTTCTTTATGCTCATCTTTTAAGTAATATGTAATCAAATCCATTACAGCTAGCTTTAGATCTGCAGGGGTGGTTTCATACCCCGCTTTATAAGTTACTTTAACTGCACCGGGTCCTGTTCTCCAAGGTTTATGTTGCCCTGAAGAGGTTACTCGTACAATACTGTCTGTATTAGTATCCACATAGTAGTCTGAAGAACTTAAAGTAGTATAAGGACTGGAAAAGTTATCTCTCTCTTCTACAGATACTACAGATACTACAGGACTTTCTGTCAACTGTACTAAAGAAGTGTTCCAATCTAAAGAGAACTCTTCTACTTTGTTAGTAGTATAAAAATCTATTATAGAGTTACCGCAGTAAGTTTTTACTAATTGAGTCACTGAAGGAATTATATGGTTTAAGCGCAGGTCGTCCTTCGGATTGGTAATACCTTCCGCTTCTTTATACTCTGCTAATGTTACAAAATTTGCCATTTATATTAACCTAATTAGTAAAAACTCAGGGGGCAAGCCCCCTAAGCTTATATTACTCTATCTTATGCTGATGCGTAAGAAATTTTCATTGAAGGCTTGTCAGCAGTTGTAGCTGCTACTAGCTCGTTGAAACCTAGAGATTGAGTTGCAACGATAACACGACGTTGCTGCATTACTTCGTAATCTTGCTCAACAGATACACCGCGTAAACGAGGGATCACGTAGTTGCGAGTATTAACAACAAATGCTGCGATTTCGCCATTACCTACTGCGTTGAACTCTTCTGATACGATTACTGGAGTACCATAAACAGCACCAATAGTACCAGTTACACGAACTGCTAAATCAGAACCAACTTCATCAAGAGTTTGGAATTTAGCGTCGTCTAATAAGTCATAGTAACCTTTATGAGATACGATGAAAGCTAACTCGTCAGCCATAAGACCGTATTTACCCATTGCTTGACGTGCGTCTAATAATGCGTCAGCAGTTAATTTAGTATTAGTATCTGCTAAGTCAGCAGCTGCAGTTGCAACACCAGCTAAACCGCCGATTGTGCCACCATTACCTAAAAGAACAGCTTTTTCTACTGCGCGAGCGTGTGCACGTGCAACACCTTCTACTAACATAGGCATTAAGTTAACAAGAACTAACTCGTCTACTTCGTTGTCCATGAAAGTGCTAGAGATTAAACGGTGAGCAGTTAAAGTGATTTGCTTAGGCTTGTAAGCGTTATCAGTTGCGCCACGGTTTTCTAAGTTACCAGCAGTTGCGTTAGTAGCCCAGTCAGCTAAACCAGTATCAACTTGTAAAGGAAGAATAGTTGATGCACCGTTTACTTGTACTTCACGGAAAAGAGATGCAACTTTAAGGTCACGCATGATTTCTTTTTCGATTTGTGCAGAAACTTCTTGATCAATGTCAGGAGCGTTAGTAGTGTAATCAATACCAGACTTCTGTTGTAAGTTCTGAGCAAACTCAGTGTTCATACCTTTTTGAGTCATAACACCTAATAAGTGTGCTTTCATGAACTCTTGGCCCCATGCAGATACGTCAGATTTCTCTGCACGATCAGCGAATACTTTTTTGCTATCACGCATTTTTTCGATTTCCTGTGCTTTTTCAGCAACTTCCGCTTCTAAAGCAGCTTTTTCAGCGTTTGCTTCTTCAGCTTTCTTTGCCATCATTTCTTCTACTTGCTTAAGTAGTTCAGCTTTTTCAGCTTCTTTGGCTAATTCTGCAGACTTAACTGCTTCGGCTTCTTCAGCTGCTTTTTGAGCTGCTGCTTTTTCTTTCGCTTGTTCCATTTTGATTTGAGCTGCAGTATCAGCCGCAACTTTCTTCGCAAATGCTTCCAAGTCGATTTCTGGAGTGTTGTTTACTTCAGACATGTTTTTCTCCTGTTCGATGGTCTCTTCGACCACTGTACTTTGTGTTTCGTNAGATTCTTCAGAAGTAATTTCTTCTTCCAANTCNTTCTCAACACTATCAATTAAAGATTTTTTATACGCCTCATACTCAGACTCTGAGTCAAAAGACTTTGCTAGTGAGAAAGTAGCTGCTTGATTGCAAGGAACGGAAACAACCGAAACTTCAAACAACTCAGCATCCTTTACCAAGATTCCGTCGGTTTCCTTAATGTAATCAGCATCCTTGACTCGGAAGCCGACAGAAAATGCTCCAAGGATACCTTCTTTAACTAGTTCAGCTACGTGATCTGGTGCAGACTTAGAAATTTTAGCTTCCATCTCCAAACCATTTTCAGTAACTTGTAACTTCGTTGCACGACCAATAGGTTTATTGTAGTCGTGATTGAAAAGAATAATAGGGTTCTTTTCAAAGTTATTTAAACCACCTTTCGCCCAAGCTTCCGCAGGAATTTGATCCCCTGCACGATCGAAGTCTGACGTAGATGCCATACCGCGAACAATAACACTACCATCATCGGCATTGTCAACTGCTTTAAGCGTAGATGTTAGATTAAAAATCTTATTCATCTTACTTCTCTTCTTTTTTTACCGTAGGTTTAACAACAGGCTTTGGCGCTGTTTTTACAGGCGCAGGCTTGGGTTTTTCTACAGGCTTAGGCTTGGGCGCAACTTTCGGTGCATTTTGAGCCTTTTCAATTTCAGCATAAATAGAAGCAGAGTGAACGCGTAAGCTATTCATCATGCGATTCCAGTTGCCGAAAAAGCTAAGAATCTGTGGGTAACGTACAGGAGCATCTTGTGCATCTGAGTACTCACGTTGATTCATTAATTTTTTCTTTGATAACATAAAGTTACCAATATCATCTAAGATTTTATGTTTTTGTCTTGATCGTGCCATGTTATTCTTCTCCGTCTGACTGTTCTGGGCGACCACCCTCATCAGGGTTTGCCGCAGAACCTGCAATGTTAGCAGGGACTCTTAAATCATCGTACCCTTCGATAGGGTCAAAACCTAAATGCTGCCTAGCTTCATTAGGTGAGATAATTCCTGTATTAACCAATGCAGAGTAGTACTGTGATTGGTCTCGTAATTCAGGCTGAAGTGCTGGAATATTAGTTACGTCTTCTTCTATTTCGAATCCGAAGAAACGCTCTAAGCCTTCATTTAACTTTCTTACAATAGGAATAATTGTCTCTAAGTAGTAAAGACGCATGTTAGGTCGTAAGTTAGCATTATTACCTGAATCTAATAAAATAGGTGGAACACCTAACGCCTTTAGAATGATTTTTTCATTTTCTTCGATTGACGATTGGAAGTCCAGCTCTTTAAAGTTTACATTTGAGATACTATCTATCTCAATCCCACCATCTAGGATAAGAGGTCTTCGACCACCACCTGCAGGATTATAACGCATAGACCAAGATTGAATCATGCGCTCTTTAATTTTTTCTGATAAAGTATTTGGAGATTTAAGAACTAAGCCCGGTACAGCTCCATTCTTAAAGAAGTTATCTTGAAAGTCTCTCATACGCATCATAAGTACCATAGTACGAAGTGCAGGTTTAAGACGAGAAACCCCTCTATAAATTGAGTAGAACGAGTTTTCTTTTATGTGAATAATTTCATCTGTAGAAAAACGAACTCGCTCTTTAAAAGTGTAGTGACTAACATATGTTTCTTCATCAGAGTGTATAACCATATGCTGTGCAGGTAGGTGGTATAAGTGTGCACCGTCAAAATATATAAAAATATTGCCATCAAGCATAAAGTCTGTAATAAGGTTTCTACGAAAAGTACTAATATCTTGATAAGGATTAGGTTCTTGGTTTAGTAAAGTACTTACCTTTGAACGTTTAATACCTTTTACAATGTTAAAGTTTCCTGTAATAGGGTCTCCAACACGTGTCTTAACTGCCGAAACATCATCTACGATCATGTTTACGCCACGATTTACAATCTCTAGTTTTTCATATGCTTGCTCATACTTAATAGTATGCTCACGACTAGACTCTACTTTATGGTCGTAGAAAGGTTGTGCCGGATTCAGCTTTTCTTCTTCGCTACCAAATATTTTATTAATCCAGCCCATTCTTCTCTCTTTGAATTTGAACCCATCGCATCTGTTTTTTAGCAGTGCCTAGACTAGGGTCTTTACCATAAATTTTATGGAGTTGTAAATGATGGTGATGACATAAAGTTACTGTCTCGTCGTATATTTTACCGTGATTGTCTTCAATAAACTCATCACGCCAAATTACAATATATTCATCTGTGTAATGCTCGGGACGCTCTTTTTGCTTTTCTCCGAGCCACTTATTTAATAAAGGTGTCATAGTATAATAATGGTGAAAATCTAAGTTCTCTTCTTCGCCACAGATGTAGCAGCTAGAGTCTTTTTCGTACTTAGATTTTGCCTTATCTCGTATGTATTTTATTTTGTCCCTTTTTAACTTAGACATTTCTTTCGTTCCTTTATTTATATGAGAATTATAGCGTGGGGGAGTTCATAAGTCAACAACTATTTTTTAGACCCCTTTCTAAAAGCCTGTAGAAGCCGTCTCAAAAGAATAGAGTGCATATCGTATAGCATCTGCCATATGCGAAGCTCGATTGTGTTTCGGCTTTTCTTTTGCGAGGTTTGGATTTGGATCCCATTGATACTGATCGAGAGAGGCCATAACTTCTACACAGTTCTGATCTACTTCCATACGATCATTGTCTACTATACCAGCTACGTGAGCAATACCATCGAGTATTGACTTCTTTGCATTTATAGTAGAAATATCATACTGCTGTGCAAAGTCATATCGAGTCTGTGCAGCTGCTGCATCAATGTAGATGTAGTCTATATCCCATTTATTAATTAAAAGTTGTATTTCTTTTGCGTGCTGTTCTGTAGTCTTTTCTGCATCAAAGTACTCGTCTAGAACGTAATAACGTTCCTCATCCCAGTCGTACCCAATAACACAGAAAGCAGTAGGATCGCGGTAACCCACGTCAAGCCCAGCAAATATATCCATTCCGCGAGTTTCAATTTCTTCAAAATTTCCAACGCATTTTTCATGGTTAAAGTTCCATACCTGACCTTCAAACTGATTGAAGTCAGCTTCGTATTCTTGTTTAAATTCAGCTTCAGACATGCCTTTTTTAGCTTCTTCGATGTCTTGCTCTGTCATTCTAGGATTGTCTTTGTAAGTAGCTCGAATAGAACACCACTCACTAAACTGATCTTCATACCCACGGTAAAAGAACTCCGCAAACCAGTTGTTACGGCCCCGTGGTGTAGAAATAAAAATGGCCTTTGACCCAGGCTTATCTAATGTTGGACGCAAGGCTACATTAAAAGCATCTTTTCCATCTGCTAACGCTGCTTCATCAAAAATTATCAAATCGTAAGATCGACCTACACAAGAGTCAACCTGGGTCACAGAGCCCATTCTTACAGTGCTTCCATTCGCCATTTCTATAACTTTATCTTTTGCGTTATCACGTTTAACTTCTAAGTCGAAGTGTTTAATGAGGTTTCGCTGTAGGTCGAAAGAAATTTGAGAGAGTGAATAGTTTGGAGACATTATAAGAATGTTCGAGTTCGGAACAAGCGAAATAAGCTGTCCGATAATATTTGCTATATACGTTTTTCCTTGACGACGAGAGACTGCCGCACATACGAAACGATACTTAGGATTGTTAATAGCATTGATAATTGCCATTTGAGAGGGGAGAGGCTCTATACCCAGAAGTTTTAAGTACTCTTCTGCGTCTAATTTAATAAAGCGACTATCTTTCTGGTAGTCGCATATATAGTCACCAATAATGTCGCTTCGGCTAATTTGTAGAGCCATTTTATATGTTCCTTTAGGTTATTTTCTTTAAAACAGCAGCAACTGTTACAACGTTACCTTTTACAGTTTTATCTAAAGATCCATCATCGTTCTCTAAAAAGTCTTTTACAGTGCTGTGCAAAGCTATAGACTCTTCTTTAGTAATAGTACCATCACGAAGAGCTATTTTTAAGTCTTCTAATATGGTCTCTGGGTTCATGCTTAACTGTGTCATTTTATTTATCCTTATACTAATTGTAGTAAAGTTGAGATAGTTTTTAAAACTTGTCCTTTGTCCGCTATTTCTTCACAAGCTTCTTCAATTTCGAGAGCAGTCTGCATATCTTCGAGAAGTGCTTTTGCTTCCTCTTTATCTACACGGCCATCTATAATTGATGCTTCAATTTCTTTGAGTATGTCTTCCATTAGTATCTCCGCATAATAGCATAAGCTATATCTTTAGATTGCTTTTGTAGCAACTTCTTTTTAATTTTGCAAACAGTCGGATTCATACTGCGAGATAACCCCGCTGCGGTTTTAGACATTTTATCTACTAAAGAAGAAACATCTTTTGATCCTTTGCTTTCAGAGTAAAGTTTTAATTTTAGTATTTTAAATTTTGGCTTTTCTGTAGGGAAGTCACAGTTTAAGTTTTCTATTGAGTAACGAACCTCTACAGCAAGTAAAGATTCATTATCATCATAGAAACTAGTGTCAAGTAAATTCGAACATCCACTAAGGAATAGACCTGCTACTAACACTAAATACTTCATTACTTCTTACCTGCCGAGTATGCTTGACCACCAAAGAAAGCTGCCACAATAGCTGCTACAGAAACAAAGTAAGTTGCTGCCATATCACCAAGTATTTTAGAAGCGCTATCAAGTCCGATAAGATCTGCGAGTACTACTGCGAACGGATAAAGTAACAAACCAAATAAAGCAAACCATGTCATGTTACGTTGTGCATCTCGCATTGCATCTAGATCTTCTAGTTCTTTGCGTTTAAACTCAAGGTACATTGCTTCTTCTTCTTTAGAAACAGTACCATCTCCATTTGTGTCTGCTGGGTGAAACTCTGACATTACCACTTAACCTTATCGGCCCAATAAGCTGCACTCATTTTGCCTCTTGCGATATTTTTCGCGTGTCTTGCTTTCCATGCTAAACGTCTTTTTCTGTACGCTTCGCTTTCATTTGCTTTTTTCGGAGAGCCTTTTACACCTTGAGAGCCAAAGCGGATAGTTTTAATTTTGCTACCTTCTTTTGCTACAACAATGTGTGACTTTGTTTTGTGTCCAGGAGTACGCTTAGGTTTATTATAAGCTGTTACACCTGCTCTCTTTAATCGTGAGTCTTTGTTACCACCTTTAGCTCTTCGCTGTTTAGGCGCTGACTTACGCTTTCTACCTTTTCTTACCGCCACGACGCATTTTCCCTTTTCTGGCCTTTTTCACATAAGTGCTGACCATCTTAGGCTTACCGCCTGGATTTCCTGCTCTACGCTTTCTACGAATGGCAGATTCTTTTTGCTTTTTAGTCATACGAGCAGCTTTTGATGCCGGTACACATTTTGGGTATTTTTTACTAGATGCTTTCTTACGGCCACAAGGCATGTAACCACCGCCTTTCTTAGGTCGTGAGATGTCTACCCACTTTTCTTTGAACCACTTAGTAAGTCCGCCTTGAGTCTTAGCCACGTTTACCTCTCTTTTTTTGATTAGTGCGTGTACGAGAACCTCTTTTTGGCAACTTACGTTTTTTATATTTCTTTATACTATAGCCACAAGCCATTAGTATTTTCCTCCACGAGCCTTATAGGTCTTTACCAGCCAGCCATTTGCGTAGGCCGATGGATATACTTTAAACTTTCGTTTTGCTTCGGCTTTTACACGAGCGTAGAGTTTCTTATTCTTTGGTACTGATTTTTTACTTTTTGAAACGGTCGAGGTACGACGACGTTTCGTCACTGTACGTTTCTTCTTCGATGTCGTCTTCTTCGGCATAGTCTTTCTCCACAACTAAACCTGCGGCCTTTGCGGCTTCTTCTTGTGTGTTAAAAAACCGTAAACCGGTCTCGTCTTTTAAAATCCAGCGATTATTTTCGTTATATATCATTTTGTAGGCATCCCTAAAAATACGAGTAAAGAACCTACTGCAGAAGTAACTGCTAGCCAAAACACACGTGTAATGGTATTTAAGGTAATGTCCCCGTCTTGAAGCCTTGCTTCGTGCTTATCTAAACGTTCTTCATGATTATCAAGAGTGTCTAAGATTTCAGTACGAGAGGTTTCTAAGTTTATGAGTTTTTCTTCAGCTCGAGCAAGTGCAATAACAGTATCAGAAAGCTTATCAATCTTGTCCTCGATTCGATTAAGTCTATCTTGTTCCTGTTTTGATTTTAGTTGGTCTTGCTCTAAGTGCTGGATTAATAATTGTTCAAGTTTTTCGCTATTCATCAGGCTTTAATAACTTTTCCATCAACTTTCCGTAGTTGCCTTGACCAAAAGGTAGAGACTCATTTATCTGCACATTAGTCTGGTTTTTAACAGAAGTATTTTCTGCTTTAATCAATTCAGCTTGTGCCTTTATTTCATCCATACGCATTTTATGCGCCATCTGCAAAAGGTCTGCTAAATCTTTTGAAGAGTAGACTCCAGTTTCCTGTGCTTCCTCTAACTTACTTTGAATCATCTCATCTAACANGCTACCAATGTTATTTTTATTGCGGTAGCCTAAGTCGAGGTAAACAGTATCAATATAACGCTTTACTTCACGNTTATTTATAAGCTCTACTACTTTATCTTCAGATACNCCCATATATTCGGTAACAGCTTTAATGTTTCCGAATTGTAGATAACAGTTGGCTATCTCTAGGCCTTCCGGCGATATAGTTGAAATTTCTTTGCTCATGTTCGTATTATATCCTTGAGGTTGTTATAAGTCAAGAGTTATTTTTAAGAGGTCTAATTTGCAAGGGGGTTATCTAACGCTCGTTGCAGTTTCTCGTTTAAACGATCTTCAAGTTCTTTCATCTCTCGGTCATTCTTTTCTCTGAGTCTTGCTATGGCTTGATCGTAGTCTGCTTGTAGTGCGTCTCTTTTATTTTCAAAACGTTCGTTTGCTTTGTCGATCATGTCACGTACATCAGTTTCAGTGGCACGTACCATATCTTCAACACGATCTGCCTGCTTTTCTATTGATATGATGTCATCTCTCAGACCTGACTTAATATCTCGAGTATATTCAATAGCTTCGTCAAGCTTGAGTTCTATCTGATCGTTTCGTGCTTGTATCGCTCCTACGTCAATATTCTGTACAATTTCTTTCATATTGCGATAGTCATTGTAAAATTCAAACCCCGCCCAGGCTGCACCGCCTAATGTAGATAAAGCGGTGATGAGTGCAAACATCTTACCGCCTTTAAAAGTCATTCCGCCAAATTCTACTTCAGTACTCATTTTAGTTCTCGAACTGTAACCTACGGAGATTCGCAAGTTCAGCCTTGAGCTTTTCTAGCTCAATACGTCTTATCTCTAATTCTAATCTATAAAGAGTGTTACAATTGATTCTTTCTTTTGGAGCACCAATTGGTATATTAATTCTTGCATAGACAGCAACATCAGTCATGCGCTGAGTATTTATATTTGCCATAGGATCTTGCATTAGAGTATTTGAGAAAGGATCATTTTGATCAACTATACCCATTACTCCAAACTCTAAGTTGGTAGAGGAGCCAATAGCATTTTGGCAGTCTAAGTTTCCTGCCCGTATTCTATCAGATTGATAGCTTTGTGGTGTTGTGGGAATTGTCATATTCATAGAACCATTCGCCAGAGCAAAGGCACTAAAGAATGAGAGTATCCATATCAAGTACTTCATTTTAATATCTTCGAACAAATTTTAGAGGATACAGCAGAAGCTTTTTTCTGTCCTGAGAGAATCTTTGATCTCGAACAAACATAAGTTGCACGATTCTTGTCTCGACTTCGAATATAAATTTCAATATCTTTTCTTTTCAAATATTCAACTTCTACTATTTTTTGTGCTGCTGCGAACGCCACAGACTGCATCTGCGCATCGAAAACTTCTAACTCGTAGTAGGATACATCTTCTCTTTTGTTTAGAAGCTGCATCTTAACTTTTAAAACACTCCGCATATGTGACTGTTCTAATACAGGATAAGTTGGAGTAAACTGGTGAGAATTTACTCCGAAACTTATCAAAAGCAATAGTATTAAATAGCGATACATGTTGCTTCAACTACTGCGTTGTAGTTGCCTGCTGGGAACGATTTGTCGTAACCGTATGTAGCTACAGAAGATGCTTTAAACCACACCGTCCCCGCTACGGTTAGGTCGAACTCGTGAGTATTGTTATAAACACGTTTCTCTGCGTCATATGCAGACATACCTGCGTCTGTAACTTCTGAAACCGATACATCCCCGCTCCAGTTTACTACATCTTCAAGTGCAGGCGCAGTTGTAAAGTCATCGGGTGTAGAAATTACTGCTTTGTAGTAGTCTGCTGTTGCTACGTCGAAACGAACAATCGGAGTAATACCACCTGCAATTTCATCTGTGCTTAGTACGCTTGGAGTAGGGTTTCCGTAGATTCCTGGTGTTTCAGTAGTAATAACACACTTTGATTCAACTGTACCCATAATTGGTACATTTGCCATTGCGCTAGTAGATACTAGTGCGGCTGCTGCTAATAATTTCTTCATTTCGAGTCCTCCGTAGATGACTTATACTGAGATTGAACCATCTCTTGGTGTAACAGTTCTGAAGCTAGCTGTGCTCGCTTCGAGTTTGGATTATCTGGAAGTTTTCTGTCTGTTAAGCTAATAGCGTCACTGTAAGATCCTCCAGGAATGTTAGTGTAGTAAACGTTTATGTTTGGGTTTAAGGCTACTAACTCTGCCGCCATTGCTACGTTTGTAGCTGTTAGCAAGGCTGAATCTACAGCTCCCAAAGCAACTTCAAGTCTTTCTTTTTGCTCTTGCTTTTTCTCGAGTCTTTGACGTTGTCTACGCTTTTCTTCTTCGTCTTCTCTGTACGCTTCTTTTTCTAATTCAGTTACTATTATATCATCCTGTAAAGGATCATATATGTCATAAGTAAAACTTTCTACCGTAACTTGGTAGCCAGGGCATGATGGATCTACCTGAGGATCGAAGCAAGGGTCATACTGGTATGTATAAAATATATTTGCATTAGTTACTATGCCCTCTCCGGTTCCTTCGATTGATCCATCGCCCCAACGCTGTATTGGAATGTTACCTACAGAAACCACTTTGTTTATTGTGTTTCCAGGTAAGCCAGTCCAGTCATCAACTTCTCGAAAGATATAACCGTCTCCAGTTGCATCTTCGTTTTGTACTGCTACTATAAACGCAGATTCTGCATCTTTTACAGTAGTGTAGCGATATATTACATTGCCGACAGTCAAGCCAGCTTGTTGCGGTAACACATTTTGCATTACCCAGTTATAGCCGTTTGTAGCTGCATTTCCAGTAGTTCCGTAAACTACTGAGTTATCAGAGTAAGAATAGGAGGAGTAGCAAAATACTAGCGCCACCAGCGGCAGTCTTTTCATTCTTCGTTAATCCTTCTTTCTCTTCGACTTCGGCTTTTTCAGCTTGTGCTGTTTCCCATGCAGCTTTTGCTGCAGGTCCTATTAAACCATCTTTGGGACACGGAGTGCCTGCGTTCATCATTGCTTCAAAGACTCGTTCGTCTTGACACATTGTTGATACAGCTGCGACTTTCATGCCCATATCGTATAAAGTTTTTGCGTTTTTTAATCTTTCACAATTCATATCACGAATAGTTGTGCCGGCTGAGATCCCAAGGATCTGGGTTTGCACTGCACCCGCTATACCGAGTGTACACATGTCAGAGCCAGCGATATTCAACGTTGGTGAAATTGCCGAAGCTGGTGGAGACTTTAGTGTAGTCTCCGACTGTACTTTACTGTCTGTGGTTGATTG